CCCTTACTTGGATCCTAGCGTATCCTGAGTATGAGAAGAATGATGATGTGAAGGACATGCTTCGCTGGATGCTGACCCCAACTCAACAGCAGAAGGCAGACGCTCTTGGTTATGTTCCTCTCCCCGAAGGTCTTCGTCAGAAAGCACTCGCTGCTGTCGAAACCCTAAAGTAAAATTGAATAACTGATTTCGTGGCGGAGGAAAAATTTTCCCCGCCATTTTTTATGCAAAAAAGTCGATCAGATTCCAGTCTGCTTCAACCTGTTACTAACATAGTCAGAAGACTTTTTGTATAGGGATGCTTTCTTAAAGTCGTCAACAAATCTATCTAACAGACTTGGTTTTAGAATATAGATCTCTCTTTTCTTTTCATTCTCTGTCTGTTCGTATTCAAACTCAGTCACTGGTCGTGATAAAATAGAACCATTCGTTTCTTTAATCACACCATCATCATTATAGATGTAACCTTTTTTAGTTTGTTTAGTCCAAGCAGTGCCATCGTTTCTCCACTTTGTTCCATCGATAACATAGTTTTCCTCATCTATTTGAGTAACTACATATCCTAGTGGTCTTGTTACATCATATCCACCTATCAGTGACCACCCAGCTAAGGTATATTCATCTCTAATACCCGTTCCATCAGGAATATATGTTATTCTAAAGAACGCCTCTTCTGCCCTGTAGTTTTCATCTATGTCCCACGTTACTTCAGTGGAATATTGGGAATCGGGGTTAGCATTTTCGGAAAAGTAATTAAGATCTATTCTTCCCAATTCAAAAGCAACACTAAAGAATCCTTGGGGGATAACAATTTCAAATTTTAATTCATCTCCAGGGGCAGGAGATGTATTGACACCTAGGTAGAATACAACTTGCTCTGTTAATGATAAGTCTTGAACTTTAGTTTCGATTAGGGAAGACTCTTCAGAACTACCATTTTGATTAAATTGCCAGGCAGAAGCAAGAATTCTTGGATCACTATATGGTTCGGTCTCTCCTAGTCTAGGCATAGAACCAAAATCATACACTACCATCTGAATACCACTGATCTCACCGAAACTTCCTGTCGGATCAACTCTAGTGATGTCTGGTTCTATTCCATCAGGTGGATATACAGACTCATTTGTTAGTGCTATGGTTTCTTCCCAAGGAATACGGTCAACAGTAGCAACAGTTTGTGGTAGATCTGCTGGGATATATGTTTCGTCCCCTTCGTAGAACATTTTATCAACCCATGTTCCACCTTCAATCAATACTTTGCCATAGATCTTTTCTTGTTCGGCATTACTAATGATTTCATAATGATGTACGTCATAGTATGGATTCTTATAGTTACTTTCTACATGATCTCTTAAGTCAGACTCAGACATCGGTAAATCCTGTAGAGGATTCATCATATTATTTGTTAGAGCAATCACCCAGTCGTAGTTAGGACTGCCGTATACAACTTCAGATATTTGTTCTAAACGTTGACCCTCAGGTACAGCAACCTTGTTATAATAAACAGCAGAGTTGTATGCTGTGTCATTAATGTTGAATTTCCTGAAGAAATTTTTTGCCACAACAAAATCAGACTCCGAGAAAGGATAACTGATTGGTTTAGAACCATAATTTATTGATGGCAGAAAATTAAAATACATTAGTACGATGCTCCGTTTGAATTAATGTCTTGTCTGTAGACGAGCTTGGTTTCTGTGAAAGACAACTGTAAAGTCACGGCAACTGGTGCCGCTCCTTCATATGTAGAGTATGCTCCATCAGGAGTGTAGTTTACTTCTACTTGATTGATAGCACATACTTTATATTGTGGTAGGTATGGGTGTAATTTAGATCCACTCATAAAACTTACCTGACATAATCCAGGAACACCAATGTAGTTGGCATTATCTTTTGGGTCGGCAGAATACTTATTGTTAGCAGCAGATGCTGGTGTATCTTCTTGTCCATCATCGCTATTGTTTGCTGTATCCCCACCCCATAATTTCTTGATGTTGCCGTCTAGATCAAACATACCTCCAGGTTTTTGACCATACTTGGGTAACGAAACTTTTTTGAAGATAGAAATAATTTCTCTAATCTCTTTAGATTCAGTAGCGTTACGTGCCACTAGTTTAAAGTTTAGATCAAAACTTCTCAACTTGAATCCTTGGAACATTAGTTCTGTGTTGGGGTTCAAGATGACACCGTTAGTACCAGCTAGAACATCATTCATACTCAGGTCACCACCAGCACCAACAGCATTGATGCCTTGAGCTAGAGCATCTGCTGCTAGTGAAGGTAAGGCACCACCAGCATTTTTAATTAGTTGACCTACGGCAGCAGCACTACCACCTAAGTCTCCTGTTGTAGCAGACCCAGCAGCTTTCAATAGATTAACTGCTACGTTACTAAATCCTTTGCCACCATAATCCATTTGATATCCTGTAGAGATATCTTCTGGCATGTATAGCATGACAGTTTTCACACCAGCAAATGGTTTGTATAAAGCATTCGCTTGATTGTATGATTTAAAATCGTACGAAGTTTTTTTATAGTTACCTTTCGTATCAGTTTTTCCACCAGAATTTTGTCCACCTTGGAATGGTCCCTTGTAATCATAGAAGGTGAACTTAACATAGTCATTCTGTTTCTCGAAAAGGTTATTGGGGAAAGTAATCTTCCCCGTATTTCCTTTCGCTTGACTGATATTACTAAGTAAATTTAATTTGTCGCCTTTTTCTGCCATTTAAGTTACCATTTGTTTGTCTGATGATTTACCATAACCTTCAATTACACGACGTGCTTTGACATTATCATAGAAAGCTTCATTAGTCTCTTCCCAAACAAGATCCTTGTCATAAGGAAATAGATGACCGTTCACATTTCTCACAAAGTCTTCTGTCGGTAATAGAATGGCAGTGTCCCATTCAGCGGCAGCAAGATCAAGATATAATCCATCTACATGGTTCGTTAAATATTTATGGAAGCACTTCTTGGGAATATCAATCCGTCCTTCTAATAACTTTTTAATCACCATGATTCTTCTCTTTGGTGGTAGGTAATGTAAGTTAGCACCAAAAAATTCTTGTGATCCTGCTTTCACTACGTAAACAAGTGGGAATCGATCAAAGTATGGTAGGTATTTTACCTTCGCTTTGTACTCAAACATATACAGGTGACCTGCCACAGGATATGTTCTCAGCATGTTTTGATCTTGTTCATTAAGAGACCCAGTTCTATCTCTACGTTCAGCAGCTACATATTTTCTCAAGTCTTTGCCATAGTATGATGCTTCACTTTTGACAGCAGAACGATACCACGATAGACTTTTCTTTTCTCCTTCTGTCTTCTGAGTTATTTTCTCAAAGAGAGTTTCGTAACCTGGATCTTTTACAAGACGGTTACGTTGAATGTTTTTAAATCCAGTTGCCATTTTAGACTCCTAGGTGATCTTCGGTAAGGATTAAAAATTTCATCTGCCTGTCCTCACAGAAGTCCTGAGCAGCGTCCCACTTGGCACGGTTCTTAGCGAACGTCAGGGCAGCCCGTTTGTAGGCAGCAGTTCTTTTATTCTTATCATTCGGGGGTGTAGTTTGTTTCTTAGGTTTAACTTCAATCAGATACTTACTGATTACACCAGACCTTGACTTGACTTTGATATAGAAGTCTGGATAGTAACGATGTACCCTGCCATCAGTAGGACAACGATAGGGAATGATTACCTCTTCGCTACCCCATTGGATGATACTCTCATTATTATCACAGAAGTACATGAACTTTCTTTCCCACAAAGAACGATAGATTATTCTGGTTGGATCGCCTTTGTACTTTTGTGGATGGGTTGGTTTATAAACACCTGAATATGCCATGATAAATATAGTTGGACCAACTATCCATATTTAGCGTGGCATCAAGCAAGAGTCTGTCAAAGTTTTTGAATATCGTCGCCGCTCAAGGTGGCATGTCGTATTCGAATAACTTTGATGTAGAGTTCCAGTTCATAACTGGTGGAGATTTAAAGAACAACGGAGCAGAAACAAATAATACAGATCTCGTCAATAGAATGAAGAGTCTTGGTATTGTTTTTGGTGGTTCTGTACCATCAGATGATGAAGACTTATCTTTCGATGCTGGTTCTGTGTTGAAGGTGATGTGTGAAGAGGCACAACTACCTAACACACAAGCTGCTACTGGTTCTTACACTGGGAGAAGATTGGGCGAGGGTCAGGTAAACTATGCTCACACCAAAATGTATAGTGACTTCCAACTGGGTTGGATGTGTGATGCTAACATGACTCCATTGAAATTTCTTAACGCCTGGTATTCATACATCTTCAATGAATTTGATTATGATGGGAACGAGATTTATGGAAAGACAGGAACAAATGTTGGGGGTAGTACACCAAGTTCTGGATTGAGAAAAGTCAACCAATCTTTGAGTCAGATCAAGACAGCAACTGGAAACTTATCAAACCCAGAGAGATCTATTCGTTTGAAGTATCCAGATCAATACCAATGTAATATCCAGGTAACTAAGTCTGAAAAGGGAAAGAACTCACCCAATGGTAGACCATCGATGATGTATACTCTGTTGGATTGCTTCCCATATGCTATTGATGCTGTCCCCCTATCCTATGGAGCATCACAGGTAACCAAGGTCACTGCTAACTTCTACTACAGCAAGTACACGATCGTCTATAATGACATCCGTAAAATGGAGGGATAAATACTTCTATACATTATAGATTGTCATGCCTTTACCAACTCTATCGGTTCCTACATTTGAATTGGAACTACCTTCGACAGGAAAGAAACTTAAGTATCGTCCTTTCCTAGTAAAGGAAGAAAAAATCTTACTCCTCGCCATGGAAGGAGAAGATGAAAAAGAAATTGACCAAGCAGTAAGAGATGTATTGAAGTCTTGTATTCAAACCAGAGGTGTGAGGGTAGAACAACTCGCTGCCTTTGATCTAGAGTATTTGTTTCTGAAAATTAGAGGAGCATCTGCTGGTGAAGATATTAAAATGAAAGTTACTTGTCAAGATGACAACGAAACACAGGTGACAGTTAATATTAGTATCGATGATGTTCAGGTTCACAAACCAGAGGGACATTCTAATAAGATTATGCTCAATGAGGACACTGGATTGGTAATGAAGTATCCTGGTGTCGATCAGTTCATTAACATCACACTGTTGAATAAAGATCTAGAGTCAACTGAAGAGGTATTTAATCTGGTTGCTAAGTGTGTTGATCAGGTATTCCAAGGAGAAGAGGTCTGGGAATCATCTGATATGAAACCCAAAGAAATTGTTGAGTTCTTGGAAGGCATGACTCAGCAACAGTTTGAAAAGGTACAAGAGTTTTTTGAGACTATGCCTGTCCTTAAGCATGAGTTTAAGGTGATGAATCCAAACACTGGTATCGAATCGACCTTCACGTTGGAGGGCTTACAGTCTTTTTTCGGGTGAGCATGTTCTATAATACCCTTGAAAATTATTATAGAACAAACTTCGCTCTCATGCAGCACCATAAATACTCATTGACAGAGCTTGAAAATATGATGCCATGGGAGAGAACTGTGTATATTTCCCTGTTGAATACTTGGATCAAGGAACAAGAAGAAGCTAGGAAAGCACAGCAGGCACAGAGATGAGTCTTCCCACACCACCATCAGGAATACTAGATAAGGATCGTCCATGGTATCGTGGGAAGATTAGTGATGCTCAGTGGGATAGACTCAAAGCAAAATTAACTGGCGGCACTGACGCTGGTGGTACATCGTACTCTAAATTTATTGATTGTTCTGCTGCTGAAGCAGACAAAATTATTTCTAATCTGAAGAAGGATCCCCGAGGGTATCCTCAGATGTACATGCCTGGTGGGGGCGAGTCCTACCAGATCATGATTGATTTCTATCAGTGGTTGAAAGATAGTTATCTAACGGATGAACCAAAGGAAGTAGAAGAGATTCCTGTTGAGGTAGAGGTTGTAGAGGTAGAGCAGAAGCAACCTGACGAACCAATCGTTGTCAAGATTGAGGCTCCCTTTGAACCTACACCAACACAACCACTATCAGCACCAAAAACATTAAGACTACCACGTAGAAGTGGT